TAAGTATGATGACGCAAGGGCTCAAATACTTGCAGTTGACAATCTTGATTTAGTTGACATTGACGAACATTCAGTTGATGATGTTATGCATGATTTTTGGAATGATACAATGAACGATAGAAAGAACAATTTACAATAATGAAAGAATCTACAATACATTTAGTCTATCAAAGAGAATACTATGATGATGAAGATATGGATTATTTCTTTATCAATTATACAATATTCAGAAATTTACCGTTATCTCAATTAAAGAGATTAAACGATAAGAACTTTAAACAAAAAGTTAAAGAGTTTTGTGATAAGAATTTTGTAGAGACCGCTAGTAATTATAATAATTATTCAGAGGTTAATATGATACATGGTTCAGAGTATTATAAAACATATGCAGATGAATTTGGTAAATCTGGTCATTATGATGATAATACATTTTATACAGACTATGGTCAAAAATATAATACGAGAGAATTTTTTAAACATGACTTCAACGAAGAAGTTACTAAATTTATGGGAGGTATAATATGTTAATCAGAATAGGTGATACTATTGAAGACGAAAGAGGCAGACAAGGTGAACTTGTAAATATTGGTATTGCTACAGAGAAAGAAGATATAGCCGCTGAGTCAGATACTAGTTGCAATGCACAAGTATATGATACAGATTTAGGTTATACTGGTGCAGTAACATTTGGTTCTAACTGGTGTTATTTTAGTCAGATTGTAAAAGTTGTAAAAAGAAAAGCAGACGATTTAGAATAATGGTTACAGAGTGGGAACAAAATATAATTGATAATGCAGATAGTTATTCTGTAGTTGAATGGCGACCATTAGGCAAGACTACAAAAACTATTGTTAACACATATGACGAGGCAAAAGAGTTGTTTCATAAAACACTAAAAGAACATACTGCTACTTTAGCATATGCAATCAAAGACCAAAGTCATGCAAATTTAAACCATTTAGAAGATTTTAAGAGTGAGGTAAAATATGTCAAATCAAAGACCAGGTAAATATCAAAGTAAACCAGATGGCGCTGGTAATGATATGAATATCTTAAAGTTTTTTAAGATTGCACAAAAAGTTTTAGAAAAAGAAAACAAACCAGATGAAGCATTTAACTTTGAACAAATGGTAGACTGGATACAATCTGGTAAAAGGTTGCCATTGACAGAGGAAGATGTTATAAAAGCACTAGGAATATAATATGAAATATAATGAAGATAAAATAATCAAAGAAATACATAATTACATCAAAGGTACTTATGGTGAACACTATAGTACCACAACAGATGGTTTCCAGGTGCAAGATATGTTAAGACACCTGAATATTGATAAAGATTTTTGCCAAGCAAATGCTATTAAGTATCTTTGCAGATATGGTAAGAAGTCTGGTAAAAACAGAAAAGATTTATTGAAAGCAATACACTACATAATTCTATTAATGTCAAGCGAGGATAACAAATGATTGATGTTTTAAAAAATATTGAAGAACTAGAATCTATTAAAAAATTAGTAGAAGACCAAAAACCAAGATATCTTATTGTAGAAGAGATTGACAAATACATTGGCTTCAAACAGAAAGAAGTAGAAGAATTTGAGAAATGGGCTGAGGCAGAGTCTCAAAAAGACGCCTATCTTCAAGGATATAGTGAAGAGCACATTAAACAAATGCAGGATCCGAGGCATAATCAATGGGGAAATGCTGGGGAACCTAAAAAAACTGGGGTACAATGATACACGACAGCTTAGATTCGCCAATCCTGGCGCATCCTGGCGCCCTTTTTTGGCAAGAAAGTGTGAAAATTCACGCTTTTTTACAGGCTTGCCATTTTAAACGACTTCCTGTATAGTATATAAATTGAGAAAGGATTAACTATTATTATATTATGTTCTATTCAAAAGAAACTCTATATGCAGAGTTTAAACAAGCAGAAAGTAACGACAATAAATTAAAAAAAGACAAGTACAAAAACAGAATACAATTTTTCAAAGACCACATTGAGTTGAGAAAGACAAATCCAGAATACTATGATGGTATTGATGTCAACTTCACGAACCTATTAGAGGCGTGGTCTTCTCCTAACCCTAGAGACCATTTTTACATGAAAGTATTTGGCAAAACATATGCCGAGAAAATGCAAGAAAGTGAACTAGAAAAATCAGAAAAGGTGAGTATTAACTAATGGCAATTATCTACACAAATCAATCAAGTGGTGCAATTCGTAAAGCAAGACGAAGAAAACCAACAAAGGCGTATTTAGAATCATTGAGAAAACATATCAAGTATCTAAAGAAACTAGGTTTTGATTGTGATGATAATGGTAGAATTAAATTGACTAGCGATGGTAGACATACGATTGAGATTGCTAGTAGAACATTTGAACCTAGAGAAAATACTTTATCAGATGTTCCTATGTCAAATAAAATTGGTCATGGTGGTACAAAACCTGACAATAGTTGGAAGATTGAGGCGAGTAAGAACTTTACAATTGCTCCAGCTTACAATAAGGGTCCTTATATGGTAGTCGCCAAACAGGACATAAAAACAATGGGAAGGAAAGTATGAAGTTGAAAGATATAACAATGATTACTATTGCAGCCTTAGCATTTATGTTGATTACAGGTGTTGCTAAGAGTGATGAAAAGTCTATAACTCCTAAAGAGTTTGTTTCAAATGTTGCCGAGGTACCAAGTAAAGTTGGTAATTGGTTTACAGGTGAAGTAGAAAAAACAAAAGAGTACCAAGCAAAGAGTTGGGCAAAAACTAAAGAAGATTTTGCTAGTCTAGTAAAAAAGTTTGGTCTTTTAGGTGAGAAAGAATAATGCATACGGTCAAACAATTTTTAGATAAAATTGACTCTGTTAAAGTGATGGCGGATAAGTTGAGAAATACTCCGCCATCTGACGGAAGTTATGCAAATCAAATAGATAACATACAGGCAGATTGCTTATTGTTGGCAAAAGGTAAAGTTGATAAAGAATTTTTTACAAATATAAAGGATTATGAAGAACACAATTATGATTATTCTGGTATTGACCATGCTGACGGCATGTCAATCAATGAAAAGAAATGAAAATGGTGAAAAGAAAAGTTACAACCCTATTCTTAGCATTGTTAGGACTATCTTTACTAACCAATTGCAGTAGTATGAATAGAAGCCATGTAGGTGCGATAGCAGGTGGTACTACAACCACAGCAGGTTGTGTTTCATTAGGTGTTTCAGACCCTTATGCTATTGGTACATGTGCTGTTATAGGTGCATTTGCAGGTGCTAATGTAATGTACAAATCAGATTATGATGTACACAACGCAGTATTTGTTGACCATTTAAACACAGCGCCAGGCAGTAGTTACACAAATTGGTACAATAAAAAAACAGGTAATTCTGGTATTATTAAAGTAACTAAATCATATTTAGAAGGACCTTTGAAGTGTAAAGATTATGACGCTACCGTGGATATCACAAATAGTTGGCCTTTGATTGGTATTGGTGGTGTTAATAGAAAAGTAATATTTGGTACTGCTTGTCAGTTACCAGATGGTCAATGGATTGAGAAACCGAGGTCGTAATGAGTTATAGTGATAGATATAAAGAGAGAATAGAACAATTAGAGAACGAAATCAAAGATAAACAAGAAGAGATTGAATTAACTAATAATCAATCCACTATTGACATTTTAGAAGAAGACATTTATAATACAAGACAATCAATAGAGGAATTAAAGAAATATGCTTGACCCATTTAATTATAATAGAGTTATGAAATACTTGACATGGACTTTTATATTAATTATCTTTATGATAGTTACGGGAATGGCAGTTGCAGGTGAAAAAGAATTATATACCAAATTCAAAACGATTGAACCTAAAGATGTAAATGGTCAATATTGTTGGATTAAAGTCGTTATAAAACAGAAAGACGATACTATCGTCAAAGAAGAAATTTTGGAGTGTGCTGATGGTAAAAAGAAACCAGATGGTATGGGATATTGGGAGTTATTTGCTCAATTCTACTACCATGATGTTGCAACTCCAGAATATTGCCGAAAATATAGTCGGCCTAACCATGCCTTTAAGTCGTATGGCAAGGTTTGTTTAGATAAAAACGGCGAATGGGAGGTAAAATGATAAGAAATCTTATTATTGTTGCTCTTGTTCTTATAATTATATATGATGTGTCAGGAAGTGAAGCGCTGAACTATGTTCAATCCACGCTTGACTTTTTACAAGAATTAATATATAGTGTAAAGGAGAGTAAAAACTTATGATGAAAAATAAACTAAAAACATTAGGTGCTGTACTGGCCATTGCTGGTTTGTCGGCGTGTTCTAGTATGAATAGTACCTATAGTATAAAATCAGAGAAAGGTGATGTAGTCAATAAAGTACCAAAATGGTACATGGCAGACTTTTCTGAAACCAAGGCATGTGATTTATCAATGTTTAATAAAGAAGACAATGATAAACAATGTATATTTGGTGTAGGAACAGCAGTATCACCAGACCTTAATTTAGCAATTGAAAAAGGTAAGATGATTGCGAAAGCAGAATTAGCCGATATAATCAAAGGCGAAATGAATAAATCATCTAAACAATTTATTACTGAATTAGGTAAAACTGAAACAAAAACTATAGTGTCTGAAGTAGAGTCAACTATTGTTAACTTG